AATTGATATCCAACATTGTAAAATTTAACATATTATATATCCTCCTATAACCCCAATAAAATAAAGTTTAACTGAGTTCAGCTTTATTCGTCTGCCTTATCCCAAACAAGATCATTTCTGGTTATTTCAACAAAATCTAGAAGTGCATCCATGAAATATAAATACATTTCATTTTCAGCATCTCCTTCTAGTATAGTTCCTTCGAATTCTTCAGGAGTTGATTCAATGAATTTGGTTAAAGATTCTTGGTCAAAACCTTCAATATAATTCATATAATCAGATTCGATAACAGTAATTCTGAAAATATGAGAATCTTCTGCTATCTTCTTAAGAGTCTTATTTAAAAGATTATAATTAGGAATCTTCTCATCAGGATTTTTCTTATCATAAAAAGGATAGCAATAAAATGTGATAGAGTTAGTTTGATTATTATTATCTCTACCAACTAAGAAAATTTCCCAAATATCTTTGTCATCATATTTGAGATCGGTATGTTTGTAGACTTCGATTTTGTCTACAAATGAAATAAAGAACCCTTTATATTCTTTATTTCCGTGGGTTGTTGATGTTGATTCAAAATATAACATAATATCTCCTCCTAAAATAAAAAATAGAATTGAAATAAAGTTAAATAAATATATGCTAGATACTAAAGATCTATTCCTATTTATAGTATATAATCTATATAGGTTTTGAACAGGTTAACATAATATTGAGTTATTTGTTATCTCTCCTTTTGCTAAACTATATTGATCTCCTGTATGTAACACTTATACGCTCCTGTATGTTGATAATGTTTGTTTTGTTATACTTTCTTTTCATTTTGTTTTTCTTACAAATAACTCCCCCAATAGCAGAAATGCTATTGGGGTATAATTTAGTCATCAATTTCAGTTTTAGGTCTATCTCTAAATGCAAAATGCTTTCTAATGTCTCTAGGTATTTTATCAGATTTATCTTTAGTAAAGATAATGGGGCATTCTCCAGGAAGCATAGTGGATTTATTTACTTCAGACCAAATTTCATGATCTGCAGTTAAGAACTTCTTAGGTTTAGCCATGAAGAACGGATCCAATATACTAGGTTCTGTCTTAGTATGGTTTATAGGTTGGAATAAAGCTCTTCCAAGTTTCTGATAATCAAGAGTTACGATAATAGATTTATTATTAGTCAAAGCTTCATTCAAAGTAAGTATTTCATATTTAGCATCAGGATTTGACCAATCAGGTTTCTTAAGCTTATCTTCTTCCGAACAAATTTGTGAAGATAAAATAGTTTCAAGATGGATAGATTGGCATTTAACTCCACCTTTTAAAGCTGCATCTTGAAGAGATTCTACAATAGTATCTTTATCAAATGACTTGGTTACATTCTTCTTATTAATGATATCTGTAAAGATATCTAAAGACTTACCTAAGTCATTGTTTTGAATCTTGAGTAAGAAGAGTTCAATATCTTGTAATTCATTTAAAGGAATTACAATATCTGTATTTTCTGTATCAAAAGTTAATTCATTTTCAGAAATCTTATTATAGATGAATGAAGATAACGCATTAGAAAGATACATCTTATTTTCTATAGGATTTCCATCATCATCTACTGCTGTGATTATAAACTCTTCATTTTTAGGAGATACTATATAGAATTTGGTAATAAATTGTTCCATGAACGGACCACTATCTTCAGTAGCATGAGAATCATTACTGAACTTATTGTGTTCAAAGAATTCATCATCCCCTTCTACTTGGAGATCTTGATAATCAATCTTGAACTTCCATCCATTCATATTCTTATTCTCAAACAAAGACTCTTTAAATACAATAGTATTTACATTTTCTATTTCCAAGAAAGTATGGAAATTAGAATTCCAATTTACTACTTCGATAACTGTTTCTAATAAATGCTTAGCAGACAATCTCTTTTGAGTATATTGGGACGTCACATGTTCTGTGGCAATACGACCAATAGAAATATCTCTATTAGTATAAGCTAAATCACCATAACACTTATAGCAAATACCATGTCCATCCGCATTTGATTTACATGTGATAGGACTTCTTAAAAATACCCTCTTGCCAATGAGGGTCGAATCCGAGGTATTGATTTTGTATTCCGCTCCATATCGTTCAAAACGATAATATCTTCCTTCAAGAAGCTTTAAATGTTTAGCATCTTTGATAAGAAGATTAATAAAGTTATTAGTCCCACAATCAAAATGGGGATCACTATTTAAGAATGTATCCATATTGTTCAATCCAAGAATTCTGGCAAAGGCACCAGAATCCCCAACATTCTTTTTAGAAATAATTTGAGCTACACGAGAAGCCCCATTATCAATGTATTGTGCTACTAATGTATTCAAACCACCATTGATATAGGATTTATTAATAATATCATGGTAGATAGAACCCTGACCATCAGGCTTTGTACCTATATTAATATTGTTTTCTTTATATTGTCTAATATTAATACCTTCTTTTGCTCCAAAGGCATATTTAAGACAATGATCATACCCAACTATTTCTTTAGATTTCATGATGTAATTATCAATAGCATCATGAACTAATTCCATACCTCTGTCTTTTACTTCCCCGATAGGAACTCCACTTAAATCTGCATGAAGTAAATCATAATATGCTTTACTATGTTGCATGATATCTATATCATCTTCTAAGTTAAGAGTATTAGCTAAGAAGAGTGAAAAATCATCCACATCAGAGAAGTGGAACAATGTATCTGCAATTGCATTATTTAAAATTCTATTTTCAATTTCAATCTTATTAGGTTCTACAATGTATTTATCTATAAAAGCTTTAATTGTATCTCCTGTTGTATGCTCTTCAAAGAATAAATGTTGAGGTTGAATTTTCTTCTTTATAAAGATAATGGGAAACCACATTATCAGATTCAAATAGTAATCTGTGATCATAAGATCCACAGATTCATTTTTGTTTCCATTGAAATAAACCGTAATATATAAATTTTGAACTTCAGGAGTTTCTATTCCGTCCCTAAGAATATTTAAAATACCCTTATAATGAAACTCCCAATTACTACTATCGATAGTAGTTACATCTACTTCTAATTTCTTATTCTTAATAAGCTCATCATACATGTAATAATTTTGGAAATTGGTAAGATTACTTTGTTCCATCGATCAAAATCCTCCTCATTTGCTAAACCCCATGTAATATATTGTGAATAGATTTGTAATTTCTTACTCCAAAATTATAGTATGTATTTTAAATTATATTTAAGAAAAATATAGGCTATGGAACTTAATCCATAGCCTAATAAATTATTATCGATTAATCTTGTTGAAGTTAAATGCGTCCGGTGTAAGTTTAATCAAACGCTTCTGACTTTGCATAGCGTTACGACGAACACGGTTCTGATACTTTGTATAAATCTTCTTAAGCAAACGACGTTCGTTAATACGGTTCTTACGAAGAGCTTCCCAATCAGCATCACCCTGTTCACGAGCCATCTGAATGGAAGCCAAATGAATACGACGACGAAGGTCATCCTTACGGTTCATCTTAACCAAAGAACGACGACCCAATACGCCAGCTTCTACTAAGTTATTGAATTCAGAAGATTCTGTATAAGCTTCGAATTCAGCGTCAGACATGCGGTTCATTTCATCAACCAACATATTTTCCATCAATGCGTCCTGATCAATAATACCAGAACCATCAATTTCTTGATCAAAACTTTCATCTAAGAAAGAATCATCTTTTTTGAAAAACATCTTTAAGTACCTCCTAGGATTTAAATACTTTTATTTGAGAGAATTCTCTCCGCTATATTAGCCTTATATAACTAATACAAGGAGTTTATTATTATGTTTTAACAGCAAATTCTTTATTCGTTATATATTATTAAAATGAATAGACTCAAAAACTATGAAATAATCTATTATAAAGGAGAAATATAATGGAAGAGAAAGCAGTACCTAAAGGAATCTTAATAAATAAATATAAAGAATCTATGCTTCATATCCTAGAAAGAATAATGCCTGATCTATCGAGAATGGAATTGATACAGGCTATAGATATTTCTGTAGAAAAGTCTTATAAGGAAAATAAACTTAGAGTAAATAATAATTATACTAAGAGAGAAATCATTACAGATTATTTATCATTAGCAAATGATCTTATTAATGATAAAGCTATCATGACTACAGAAGGGGTTTTATTTTGTAAGCATGGTACAGTAAAAAATCCTTTTTATAATCTGATACAATATCTTGTTGATAAACGAGATGAAGCAAAAAAAGAAATGAAGAAACACCCCAAAGGATCTGAAGAATTTAATGCATGGAATCTAAAACAAACAAATTATAAAGTATCTTGTAATGCATTGTATGGATGTGCGGGTCAGTATAGTAGTATATTTTATAATCTATATCTTTGTACAGCAGTAACTGGTCAAGGGCGTGGATGTATATCTGCATCCATCACCATGTTTGAATCTTTCCTTGGGAATAATGTTAGATTTTCATCACTTACAGAAACATTGCAGTTCATAGAAAATATAGTAGAAGATCAAAAGAATCCTAAGTTCTATAGATTTAAAGATTGGGATATACTTGATAGAAATATTACTATTGAAGAATGTTTTTTAAGAATAATGAAGAATTGTGGTGGAGATGGATGGATTCCTTCAAATGAAGCAAGGGATGCTATTTGGAAAACCATTTGTAATCTAGATCAAAGATGTATCAATGTTTTATATTATAAGAACAATTTATACAGATTTTGTGAAAATAAAAAGATAATCAATCTTATCTTAACAATTTTAGTTAAGTTAGAGAAACCTTTCTTAGATCCTAACAAGATTCCCAAAGAATCTGAAGAAGAATTAGTATTGTTGAAAGATATCATGTTTGAGTATGTATATTATCGTCATATGTACATAGATAAACTTCCTAGAGTTTATGATATGAAACGAGATGTAGTTCTTATAACGGATACAGATTCTTGTATTATATCTCTTGATGAATGGTATCGATTTGTATTAAAATATACAATTGGGATTCCTATGAAAGTAAAATATACTTCTGCTCAATTAGAAGAGGAGGGAGATAAGTTAATAAAGCAGTATCAAGAAAATCAACCTAAATATGATTATGATTTTTATAATGATAAATTGGTTGAAGCTAAAAGAAAGAAATATCCTTTGGTTGTAATTGAAGAAGATTCTCTTAGATATAGTATTGTAGATATCATGTCTTATATAGTAAGCCAATTGATTTTAGATTATATGGTCTTATTTAGTGAAAACTATAATACAAAAGCAGATAATAGAGATTGTCTTCTTATCATGAAGAATGAGTTCTTATTCAAATGCTTACTTCTTACAAAAGGTAAAAAGAACTATGCAGATTTACAGTTAGTTCAAGAAGGAAATATAGTTCCCGAAAATAAACAACTTGATATAAAAGGTCTTCCTATGACTAAAGTAGGGATACCTGAAACTACATCTAATAGATTGAAGAAGATTCTAGAATTTGATATTCTTAGAAATTCATTCATTGATCAGGTTGATATCATAAAGAAGTTTGCTATTCTAGAAAAAGAGATATATGAATCTCTTAAGAGTAAGGATAAGTCTTTCCATAAACCTGCTAGAATAAAATCAATGTATGCTTATAAGAAACCTATGAGCATTCAAGGTATTAAAGCATCTGTAGCATATAACGAAATAAAAGATAAAGAAGAAGAAAATATAGATCTGGAAGGAAGAAATTCTATCCTTGTTATTAAAACCAATATAACTTCAAAGAATGCAGATCTAATAGCAGAATCTCATCCTAATCATTATTTAAGATTAATCGAACTTCTAAAGGATGAAAACTTTAAAGGAGAAGTATCTTCTATAGCTATTCCTTCAGATGTGGAAATCCCTGATTGGATAGTTCCTTTTATTGATTATATCAGTATTATTCAAGATAACTTAAGAAGCTTTCCTTTAGAAGAAATTGGTATTAGTAAGTTAGATAGTAAGAATATAACTTACACAAATATTATTCAGTTCTAATATGATACTCACCAGGACGTTACTTCCTGGTGAGTTTATTTTTTATGGGGTATAAAATGGATGATAATAAATTGATAGCTGATCTTATTTTTTCTAAAATAAAAAAAGCAGAAGAAACTGAAGAGGAGAATGATATTTTGAATGCTATATCTTCATTCTCTCTTATCAAGATAGATAATGAGACTTTAAATAATGAGATTATAGTCTTATTAAGAGATCATGGAGTTAGGTTAGTATTTAGAAAAGTAAAAGATGGAATGACTGAACACATATATTTTGCCTTAGAATATAAAACCATTGCATTGCAAATTCCATAGTATCTTATAGATACTATGGAAAATCCTCCATAATTATATATTATAAATATGATGAGTTAGTATACTTATCATTACTAAGATAGTTTATTTAATTCTTAAGAATTTTTTATAATGGAGGAGAATGATATGGTGGATTATTATGTAATGAATATAGGAGGAAAGGATATTAAAATTACCTCTTATGACAAAATGCTTCAAATGGAACAAGGGGATTGTACTAGAGATCATTTAACCCAACTCCAATATATGGCTTCCTTATTTAGAAATCTTGGATATGACAAGATTGATAAGAACCTTAATTGGTTAAATCTTCGTACTCCTTTTGAAAAGGTAAATAAGAGTATTGACGGAGAAAAGTATCTTCCTGTAACTTATCATAATCTATGTATTATGGGTCCTATGAGTTTAATGGATCTAATAGATATGATCTATATTTGGGGTAGAGGAAAGGCTGAGTCTGGTAATATACTGGATTACATTCATTCTTATATTCTTCCCGATGAAGATACTATATGTTTTTCATTAGAAAACAATATAAAGATCTCTAGAACAAAGGTTGTAAAAAATAAAGTGAATAGATGGCTATCTACGAATATTGAATTTCGTAGAATGTATAATCTAGCTATCAATGATGATTATTTTGAAAATAGTTTTATAAACTATACTAAGTTCTTTAAGATGGCCTTTATTGAAGATCCTATTCCTTTATTTGCAGCAGGTATTATAGAACCTGATTTTATTAGTGATCTTATTCGCAGGTCTGAAATAGAAGCAGCTAAGAAAGCAAATAAACTTTTTGCATCTCCTGCTTTAAGAACAGATGAAGCTATGTTTGATTATTTCATAGATATCTTCACAAGATATCAGAGGATCATTTCTGAAAATTATTATAAGAAAGGAGCATATTATTTTACAGGAGCAGAAATCATTAGAGATGAAAAGAAAAGTGAAACGATTTATATAACTACTCCTAGAAATAAGATTGAATTTATTAACTCTAGAGATGCAGTAGAACGGGTTAGATTCGATTTAATGAATCAAAAAGAATGGGATCTTATGAAACAGTATTATCTAAATGATCTTGAGGTCACAGGAGAACTGAAACAATCTATATTTAAATATGTAGACAAGAAGAATATTCAGACTTTACCTTTAGACTCAGAAAATGATAAAAATGCCCTATTCAAAAATATCTATTATGTAGTAGATTTGTTAAGTAAAACTTATCCTGAATCTTTAGATTTTAAAGATAAGATGGTATTAAGTAAAGGCTTCTTTGTATCTCCTGATATATTTGGGTTATACAATAAATCTACAAAGAAGTTTATATTGGTAATGAATAATCTTAGTATCTTAATTACAGGAATAAAAGATGCTGTGGATTATTATGCAAGTTTATATAATAAAGATGTACTTTTAGATGAAAAAGAAATTGGGGATGGATTGAACTCCATAGAACCTGGAAAGGTGGATTATGAAAGTATGAATAAAAAATCATTCATTGGAAAGAACGAACCTAACCCTGGAGATATAATTCCTAAAGTTCCTAAAGTAAATTATGGTAACTATGTAGATCTTAATAAGATTCCTGGGGCTATAGTTCCTAATAAAGGATTAGGAAATATTAAAGAAAACAAAGTTCCTAGTTTGATGGATGTTACTGAATTTGAATAGTGTAAAAGTAAGAAAACTTAATTGCATATTATTATGGTGAAAATACAAAAAATTGGTTTTGGGTACTACAATAAGTACCCAGAAAAGGAGAATAAAAATGAGTAAAAAATTGAAAGATTTAGCTATTTTCGCCATAATTATGGCAGGTTTCTTCTATGGTATTAGCGTGATCAACTATCACGCTAGTTTATTAGAAGAAGTAGAACATGTCACTGGTAAGTACAGTGACATGTACTATGATAAGCCTAACCTCATCACATACGATGAGGAAGCTTATCAGAAAGATATGGAGGAATATCGTCAGAAGCTCCTCCAAGAAAAACTACAGAAAAAGAACGACTCCCTGTTTAAAAACGGGGAGTACAAAGTTCCCAAGGGCTTGTAATAAGCCCTTGTTTTTTTTGTTTCACATTAGTATAATAGACTTTTTAATGTGAAAGGATTAGTGAATAATATGCCAATGGCAAATGAAATGACTAAACTCCTTAATAAGATAGAACGACGTTTAGGAACAATGCAGATGAATTTACCAGATTATCTTTCTAAAGATAAATGGGCAAGAGAAGTTATTTGTAATGAAACCTTAGATACATTCTCTCGTTATTTTCCTAATAAAGTTCCTTATGAACTTGGTCCTGAAAATCAAAAAGGAGATTATTGGCTCATAGATGAAACAATATGCGAAAGCCAGACTATCATTGGATGTGGGGATATAGATTGGCATAGTTGGTCTGCCCACTTTCCTGGTTTGACCTATGGTGGGGTAAATACATATGATATGATGTCCTCATCTGTTGATTTTGGAACATATGCAGATATTGTTCAGATGGCCGACCATATATCTGCTTTTGCAAATGGTATTTACGTAGAATGGATCCCACCTAATAAAATAAAATTAAATGTAGCTATTTCTGCTAGTTTTATTACTAAGTTCCAGCGAATACCTATTTCATTATTTGTAAAACATGCAGATAATTTGAAAACAATTCCTCCTACTCAAATGGAAATATTTGAAAGATTAGCAACAGCTGATGTAGCTA